CGATTCATGAAGTGGTGCACCGTTTGGTGGTGCATAAGTCAAAATGACCTGATTCACATTGCCAACAACCCAATTTTCAACATACTGTGGCAAATGAAGAGTAAGGGCGGGAAAACCGCGGTCACTGATTTTTCCATGCCCATCTTGATGGCACAAAAGGGGGTCGGGTTGAACAGCATGTCAAAGCGCAAGCTACGCTACCCAATCACAGATTACACTAACCTTGACGAGATAAAGTGTGATCTAGTCCCCATCGCAACTGACCAGGGCATGACGACACTGAAGCACTTGCGTCGCGCACCTGAAGGAGGTGCTTGGTCTGAGTTCACCTATGGAGATGCCAACCATATGGGCAAGAGTTACTGGACACAGATACGTGACATTGCGGTGCAACCGGTCGAGATACGTGAGGAGGAACCAACAGAGGACAATGCCCCACGCGAGAATGCCAAGACCAGTGATTATCTCTTCAAAGCCCGCATCGATGAGCCTCTACTGCGAGAGGACCGTGAGCTCCGAGACGCGCAAGGCAATCTCTCCGAACAATTTGATGACGTCCCGAAAACCAATCGCTTAGCGGCCAAGGTCGCTGAGCACTACAAAGCATTGAGGAAGGCTCAATTTCAGAAAAGAGTCCAGGTGGAAGAACTCAGGCTAATGGAGGAGCGGAAGCATGCAATCAACCGGCTTAACCCTTACCTAGTTGAAACTGATCCTTGGGAGACGCTACACTTCCCATATCAAGGCAGGCAGGACAACGTTACATGGAAGGCCGCCGTTAAGAAGCGAGTGAAGTTTGGTAGCCCACACGAGAACCTCAGGACGTTCACAGAGGAACGTGATGATGATCTGGCCTACTTCATGCGAGAGTCCCTTTACGAACTGTTCCCGGCGTTTAAAGATGGCGTGGCCTTTGATGCCGATCTGCTCGAGGAGATGCGCCTGGCAAATGAGGCTAATCGACTCAAGACCAAGACGGGCGCCGAGTTGCGCAACGCGACTGAACGAGCCGAGCCCGATTTCCTGAGCAACGAGTTCGACTTCTCCATGAAGCAGCAGTGGAAGACGAAGGCAGAGACGCTCAATCAACCAGCCAAAGCTGGTCAGACTCTCGTCACAGCACCTGACACATATCTACACGACTGGGGGGCTTGGGCGCGCTACGCTCAACACATGCTAGAAAAGTACAAGCCGGACAACGTTTACTTCCACGGAGGCAGCAGTCCAGAG